GCTTATAAATGTGTCTGAAAGGTGATGATTTATGAGCAATTAAATGTGTCCAGGTGCCGATACTTATGAGCAATTAAATGTGTCCAGGTCTTGTTATCTTTGCGTGCATTGTATCAGCACTTGCCCGAAATGTCAAGACCCCCGGAATATCATAAAATCCCCACATCCCCCTCACAAAATATCAGCGGCACTCATAAATACTCCCACCACCTTGACAATCTAGGCAAGGCATCTTAGGATACTCACATACACATCAGGAGCACCACTTATGTCAGTTGCGTATCATCAAGCACAGAAGCAACGTTATAGAGTCACTCTGGAATTGGACGTGATGAGTGATTTTGATCCGCATCAATTGAACTGGGAGAAACTCTTTAAGTTGGAACCTGCTGAACACTGTGAGGCATATGTTGAGGACTTAAGTACACCTGACCGTTGGTGAGTTGGTAACAACGAACGTGCTGTGAGTTGTTGATAAGAATATGTGCCACAAGTTAAAGTGGCACATAACATTCCCATATGCACGTGAGAGGTGTTAATGTATTCATGTGGTTGAGGATTCTCTACACTCACCTCCCACACAAATTATCATGAACCTGTCACTTTCCTATCTGTCTTCTTTTGAAACTGCCGCAGAAGTGATTCAAACAGTGATCACATACGGCACCAAAGTGTATGCAATCGGTTCTGAAATCTTCACCGTTTCTGCATTACTTTGGGTGCTCAATTTCCTGGCAAATATGATTGAAAAGACCTACAATGCTGGTTTGATTGTTGGTAAGTTCTATCGGACTTATCTACACTCACATTGCAAATCTGCAGTCCTTTCTATCATCGCAATGTCTGTTTTGCTGTCAATTCTGTTCATTCAAGGTTGTGAGAAAGTCTATCACAATCGTCAACAGATTCTCTCCAATTTGAATGACTTTCGCAATGCAATCGGTCGTCAGTTCGTTTATAGTGTGGACAATATCTGAACTGGCACAATCAATGAGCACAGCACTCAAAATCTGCTATTCTACTCTTGTTGGTGAGGGATTCATCAACACAAACCCCCCAACACTTTTCCTCCAATGACTGCATCCTACCAACGCAATCTGCTCTCCACTGAGTATAACGGTTGGGAGAATTATGAGACCTGGAATGTTGCTCTCTGGATCAACAATGATGAGAGTTTGTATCACCTTGCTGCTGAGTGTGGTGATTATGAAACCCTTGTAAATCGTCTCTATGATGAGTATGGAGTGAGTGAAACTAAGGACGGTGTGAAGTTTGCCGATCCGAAAGTTAACGTCGTTCAACTTAACTCAGACGTGTTTGATTTCTAAGTTTCATTTACACTGACCCAACGGGAATGAGGGGTCATTAAATATACTCATTCCCAGCACACAGTTCACCTTACTTTCCTTCGTGATTATGACTCGTTCAGTGATTCTTTCTCTTCTGGCACAAGGTAACAACGGAAACGAGATTCTTTCCATTCTGGATACAATCGTTGCCGACGTTGAGAGTGATCGTGAGGAGGCAGAAGTAGAGTTCTGATTGTCAGTAACTGGTGAGGGTGCTGAGTGTTAATCAGTGCCCTCACCTTTCGTTTATAGTATGTGGAAAATGTGTTAAGTGATTATAATCAGTGTGCAATCGTGATTGATTCGTGATAGTTATCAGCAGTGTTTGCGATTTATTGTTAATTGTTTATATCGGGCGTTGTTATTAACCCCCCCCCCTTATTAAAAAAGGCAAACTACCCTAACCTACAGAGGTGACAAATCGACCTCTAAATATCACTCTAATAAAAAATTTCCGGAGCAAAAAAATGGGAGTCAAATAGATTCACAAAAATGGATACTCAAGACCAGACAAGAGGACTCTTAAAAAAGGTGGCAAAAAGAAATAAACCCCCATATTGGAATTTCTGGAAGGTTATTCTTGCAGGATGGATGATTCGGTATCCAAAGACAATGGCAAAGGTAGTATTAATACCACTTAGTTTTTTAGTCGTGATCATATATAATGCAGTAACAAAATAAGATTTGTTACAAAAAATTTTCGGAGATATTTTTGTATGGAAAAGATCTATCACATCTATGCAAAAGATAGATGTTTGTTTCATTCAGTTAAAGAAGAAGATTTCCAAACAACGTGGAGCACCCTTAATAATATGGTTGGTATTATGAAGACCGACTATATTGTTGAGGATTTGTCATATGAGGAACTGCTGATTAATAAAGAAGCAGCACTCAATTCTTCACATTGACAAGGCATATATAAACTGTTAAAATTTGAACTGAAAGTTATTCAATCTTATGGCAAAAGGATTTACTGTAAAAGCAACATCACCAAAGCCCAAAACTGAAGAATGGGATATTGATGCAATCAAAGAAAGAATGCGAGGAAAGAGTATTGTATTCTGTCTCCCTGGACGTGGGTGCTCTTTTATCTTTCTAAAAGCATTTGTACAACTATGCTTTGATCTGGTACAAAATGGAATGAGTATTCAAATCTCTCAAGACTACTCATCAATGGTTAATTTCGCACGATGCAAATGCCTTGGGGCAAATGTTCTTCGTGGTCCAAAACAAATTCCTTGGGATGGAAAACTACAATATGATTATCAACTTTGGATTGATAGTGATATTGTTTTTGATTCTAACAAGTTCTGGCAACTCTGTGATCTTGCAATTTCAGAAGATGGCACGGAAAGAGAAGTGGTTGCTGGGTGGTATGCAACTGAAGATGGTCACACAACTTCTGTCGCACACTGGTTGGAAGAAGATGATTTCCGTAAGAATGGTGGAGTCATGAATCACGAAACTGTGGAATCAATCTCCAAACGTAAAAAACCTTTCACTGTTGATTATACTGGATTTGGTTGGGTACTCATTAAGAAAGGTGTCTTTGAGAATCTTGAGTATCCTTGGTTTGCACCTAAAATGCAAGTCTTTGAATCTGGTAATGTTCAAGACATGTGCGGAGAAGATGTCTCATTCTGTCTTGATGCAAAGGATGCAGGATTTGAGATCTGGTGTGATCCTCGCATTCGTGTCGGACACGAAAAAACTCGCATTATCTGATGAAAAGATACAACGTACTTTATCAAGGACGTAAAATTTATATGAATCTCACTGCAGAAGAATGTAGTGAGATTCTTCAAGACTTCTCCGAAAAGTTTTATGATGGAGAAGAAATATACCCAGAACTGATTGAATTGGAGGAAGTTTAATGGCAAATCGTAAAAGTCTGAGTGGCTCAGCACAAGTTGAATCGCATCCAAAAAATACTCGACAGGGACTCGGAAAGAGTACAAAGTATGCTGCAACCAGCAGAAACAAAGCAAAAAAACCATATCGAGGACAAGGCAAATAATCTTCAAGGCACTTAGAGGTTTCTTTAAGTGCTTTTTTATTTTTATATAATTAATTACCGGAAGCGCCGTCGTTGCTCGTCTTGAAGGAAACCAAAAGCAAAAAACAAAAACAGGAAAAATCTCCGAATGTCTTACTTAAATCATAATCTTCCAACGATTACTTGCTATATTCGCAATGAATTTCTCTACAATCATAAAAAAGGGCACGGAGAGGTAACTTTATGCGATGTACACTCTGTAGCATCCTTAGAGAAGCACGTACCCCTCTTTGAGGCGTTTTTAGAGAATGGAGTCAACTGGACAAGAAGACCGATTCATGCGTTTTGTTGGAAACCTGATGCACCAGTTCCTGAATTAGAAGAGTGTATGTGGTGGGATTGCTTTTCTCCTTATATTGATGTTCAAGTACGTTCAAGATTGGCTAATTTACGTGCCGAACTAATCAATTATAAGGGAAAGAAGAATGAAGGAACCTATATGTTTACTCTTGATTGGTCATGGGAATCAAAATCAACACTGAATACTAACTTTAGTGAAACTCCAGAGCACAAATGTGCCCATTTTTTCAAAATGGACAATGGAAACTTCTATGCATATCCTAATAACAAGATATTATGGTATGACGATGCATGGACTCGCAACAGAATTACTAAAAATCCGGGGTATGAAATCGACTTGACTGAATATTCTGTCGAAAATCGTCGTAAAATTGAAACATCTGACGATTTTATGTACGAAATTAAAAACATTCGGGATAGCAACCCCGTAAAAAGTTCTGATTTAACAAATCAGGAGCAAAACAATGACCAAAAAAGTCGATAAAGACGAAAAATTTATGAAAAATGAGTGGGGAACTGAATTTTTATCATCAGAATATGGTTGGGAATCAAAAATAGAGAAGCAAAAGATGCTTCGTGAAATTACAAGTGATGATTTAACTCCTAAGAAACATGATTTTCATGTTCAAAATGAAATTCACGAAAAAATTAGAAATGATGAAGATTATGATGACTGGAACTATGGAACAGAACCCTTCTATGGATCTATAAAAGGGTAATAAATAAGATAGAATTATAATATTAAATGCCTTTAGAAAGGGTCAGTCAAGGATTTAAAGATATCAGTATGTCATTTCAGGTTAATCCCTTGAATAGTGACTTGATTGCCCTTAAAAATGAAACTGCAATTTCACGTTCAATTCGAAATATCGTATTTACAGTACCTGGAGAAAAGTTTTTTAATGAAAATTTTGGATCAAATGTCTCCAGAACACTTTTTGAAAATGTTGATGATATTTCTGCATCTATAATTGTCGATGAAATTAAACAGTCTATACAAAATTATGAGCCAAGAGTTCAATTAATTGATGTGAAAGCATACCCAGATTATGATAATAATTCCTTTGACGTTACCATAACGTACAATATCATTGGAGCAGATGTGCCGTCACAACAATTACAATTTGTATTGCAACCAACCAGGTAAATGCCATTAGTAAATTTTACAAATCTGGATTTTGACCAGATTAAAACCACACTTAGAGATTATCTCAAAGCAAATTCAAACTTTACGGATTATGACTTTGAGGGGTCTAACCTTGCAACGATTCTTGATGTGTTGGCATATAATACCTACATCACTTCATATAATGCAAATATGGTTGCAAATGAGGTGTTTATTGATAGTGCAACACTTAGAGAAAACGTTGTTGCACTTGCAAGAAACATCGGATATATTCCTCGTTCAAAAAAAGCAGCAAGATCAACAATAAGTTTTTTTGTAGATTGTTCAAATATTACACCAACTCCAGTTTCTCTGACTCTTAAGAAGGGTCCTGTAGCAAGCACTTCTGGAACTTTTGGTAACCAGTCTTTTATTTTTTCAATATTAGAAGATATTACAGTTCCTGTTTTTGACAACATTGCATCGTTTAATGATGTTCAAATTTATGAAGGAACACTTTTAACTTCAAATTTTACATATACGTCTAGAAATCCAAATCAAAAATATATCTTACCAAACTCGGGAATTGATACTGATTTAATTTCAGTAATTGTAAAAAATAATCAACAATCATCAGTTTCTGTAAAATATAATCGTCAAGACAGTCTTTTTGAAATTGATAAAGAGTCTGAGGTTTATTTTTTACAAGAAATTGAAGATGAAAGATATGAATTAATTTTTGGGGATAATGTTTTTGGAAAAGCACTTCAAGAAGGAAATTACGTAGAAGCATCATATATCACCACAAATGGCGATTCTGCAAATGGAGTAAGTCAGTTTTCTTATTCGGGAAAAATAACATATACAAGAAATTCTACAGAATATACGGTGACATCAGGAATTTCTTTATTAACTACTGGTTTGATTGCTTCTGGAGGAGAAAATATTGAATCTATAGAATCTATCAAAAAATATGCTCCAAGAATATATTCTTCACAAAATAGAGCAGTAACATCTAATGACTATGAGACTTTAATACCATCAAAAATTTATCCAGAAACAGAATCAATATCGGTTTTTGGTGGTGAAGAATTGATTCCACCACAATATGGAAAAGTTTTTATTAGTATTAAACCAAGAAGTGGTGATTTTCTATCGAATTTAGTTAAAGAAAATATTAAACTCAAACTCAAAAAATATGCCGTATCTGGAATTGTTCCTGAAATTTTAGATTTAAAATATCTTTATATCGAAATTGATTCTAAAATTTACTATAATACAAATCTTGCCCCAAGTTCATCTTATGTTTCAAGTATTGTTCAGTCTAATGCAAATAAATATGCTGAATCGACAGAATTGAATAAGTATGGTGCCAGATTTAAATATAGTAAGTTTTTAAAAATTATTGATGATAGTCACGAGTCTGTAACCTCAAATATTACAAATATTAAAATTAGAAGAGATCTCAGAGTTTCCCTGAATAGTTTTGCAGAATACTCAATTGGATTTGGTAATGAATTTCATATTAACAGTATGAGTGGATATAACATAAAATCAACATCATTTAGAGTAAGTGGGATTTCACAGGATGTTTACCTATCAGATATTCCAAATACAAACAGAATCACAGGATCAATCTTCTTATTCAATGTCCCAAATGCTTCATCTACTACCCCAACAATTTTAAGAAGAAATGTTGGAACAATTAACTACACATCTGGAATCATTACTCTTAATCCGATTATTATTACTTCTGCGAAACAAAAAAATGGGCAACCCATTATTGAAATATCAGCAACACCAAAGTCAAATGATGTAATTGGATTACAGGATTTATATTTGCAACTAGATATTAGTAAGAGTAATTTTGAAATGGTGGTGGATGAAATTTCTTCGGGATTAGATCCATCAGCATCAAATTACATTGTATCATCAAGTTATACAAACGAGAATTTAGTAAGATCATAAACAAATGACAGAAAAGAGAGTTCAGTTCAGCAACGTTGTTAAAAATCAACTTCCTTCTTATGTTAGAGAAGAGTTTCCATTAATATCTGAATTTCTTTCACAATATTATATCTCACAGGAGTTTAAAGGTGCTCCTGCTGATCTTATTCAAAATATAGATCAATATGTAAAAGTAGACGAAATTATAATTGATAAAGATTACGTATCTCTCGGATCTACTATTACAGATATTGATACTAATATCCCAGTAGATTTGGGATTAAACCAAGAAGGGACATTAAATTTTCCAAAGTCTTACGGTCTAATACAAATTGACGATGAAATAATTACATACACTGGAATTACGACTGGTTCATTCACTGGTTGTGTCAGGGGATTTAGTGGAATATCCTCTTACAAAACCCAAAATTTTCCAGATCAACTAACATTTAAATCCACCGAATCCGCAACACATTCTAAGGGAACAAAAATTATTAATTTAAGTTCTTTATTTCTTAAAGAATTTTTATCAAAAATAAAATATCAACTTTCTCCTGGGTTTGAAGATAGATCTTTATATGATGGGTTGAATCAATCCATTTTTCTAAAGCAAGTTAAAGATTTTTACCAAAGCAAGGGGACCGATGAATCTTTCAAAATCTTGTTCAAGATTTTATATGGAAAAGATATCAAAATTATTAAACCAAAAGAAAATCTTTTCAGACCATCAGATTCTAACTATAGATCAACTAACAATATAGTTGTTGAAAGTATTTCTGGAGATCCTTCAAATTTAACAAATCAAACTTTATATCAAGATGAGTATGAAAACATATTGTATGCTCGTAGTCCAATAACATATGTTGAAAAAATAATTTCTGGAGTTGGTAATACTTATTTTAAACTAAGTTTAGATTCTGGATATAATCGAGATATTATTTCTAATGGTGCTACTATTGGAAAATTTACAGTTCATCCAAGAACAAAAATAGTTGGGCCTGTTTCTGCGGGAGTTACAGTCTTCGATGTTGATTCAACTGTAGGATTTCCTACAAGTGGAGAACTTTTAGTAAATTATGGCGATCAGACACTAGGAGTTATTACATATGAATCAAAATCTTTAACTCAATTTTTTGGTTGTTCTGGAGTATCTAAAACTATTTTAGATACTGCAGCAGTTGGGATCAACACGTATGCGTATGCATATGATCCAAACGGATCACTAATAAAATTGAGAGTTACTTCTGTTTTAAATTCCACAGAAATTTTAGGAAATACCAGATATCACTATAAAAATGATACATCCGTAATTAGAACTTTGGGTGTTAATGCCAATGATGTTTCATTTAAAGATTGGTTTTTTAATATCCCAATTTCATATAGTGTTATCTCAATTATTTCTCGTGGAACAAATGATATTTATGATGTAACTACACAAAATTCAAATATTTTGAAAATTGGAGACAATATCGATATAATTTCAAGTTCTGGATTAAAAAAGACATCAACTGTTATTGATGTAATTTCGAATTCAACTTTTACGATAAAAGGACAGGGAATATTAAATCTATCAGATACTTATATCATTAAAAAGAGTATACTTAAGGCAAGTTCTACTTACTTTTCAAGTATTTCGGTAATAAATTCAAACGTTCAAAATGCTTATAAACTTGGAAATAAAACCTTAATTTCTTCTCCATCCATTCCAACTTATTACAACCAAACACTATCAACTACTGATAGATCTATTGTTTTTTCTGGAACTTTTTCTGGAGAAATTTTTACAATAACTCCAAATTCAGATCACGGATTTTATACTGGAGACTGCATTTATTATACTCCAGAAATAACAGAATCGACAAATACGAATTCTGAGGGAATTCAATTTACAATAAGAACCATTAAAAGTTTTCTCTTTGATGAAGGAATTTATTTTGTAAAAAGAATTGATGC